TCGGCTATCTCGGCTTGGACTTTGGCCTTTTCCAACTGCTGCAACTCCGCCCGCTTCTCTAACATTTCGTCGTAGTCCATTAGTAATTCGGCGGGCGCACCTTCGCTTATCCACAATTTTCTAAACGCTTTATCAAGGTCAACATTGTCAAGTACCGGCGTGATTTCCATATAAGGCGACCATTTCGCCAGAACCGATTCTATAGCGTTCGCCTGCATACTACTCATAGCCATTGCAAGGCGACCGTGATAGACTATGTTCATATTAAATTTGACCGGAGACGTGGGAATTTGACCCGATTTTATTAGTAAATCTAAAACTCTCATAATGAGCGGACTAAAAGTCTCTTTCTGCAAAGCCGTTATCGCCGGAGCAATAAGAACTATCTTCTCCTGTATCCGCTCAACAACTTCCGTCGCAGTCATATTCCTCTTGTTGGCGAGCGCCTGGAACAAATCACTAAAACAACCTTCCCTAACCAACTGCTGTTGCTGAGCAATATTCTCGGCGTTCAAGCGGGTATCGACTCCAGTTTGGAGAAACTTCGGCTCTAAGGCTCCAGCACGAACGTGCAGTATCCCGCCCGGACTCGTTACCGGCTGGCCCACTACGCCGTCATCTTCCATCATCAACGGCGGATTAGCCTGCTTTTCGCTCTGCTCAATAAAAGTTCGCTTCATGCGATTCAGCATACTAATCTCGGCCATATACTCCATTACGGGGCCGCTACCCATTATCTCTTGTGGAACGCGAGCAAACCGAGCGACCTTGTACGGCAAATCGTTAAAGCCACCTTCCTTAACCACCTCTTTATCTTCAATGCTAATATAAAAAGAAGAAACCTTCTTATGCCGCTTACTTATTTTAGATGAGTCAAAATCTTTGTTCGGCCCGCAAATATGAACGTACTCAAACTTATCGTCCCATTGGCCTTTCTCAAAAGCTCTCTTTGCAGACTTATTAAGATCGTCTTTGCCAAACTCCTGCGCAGCTTGCCTGGTCGTATAAAATATCTGGCGATAAACAGTATCTATATCTCCCTTACTATCCACATCGAACGCCATAAACCCTATATGATGAGTCTTAAAAACTATATCTCGCAAAATCCGCTCGACGGAAATAACACCCGTTCCAAAAACTACCATCGACCGGATAGCTATAAACATTTCACGCTGGAAATTGGAACGCCATAACGCCGCATGAGTAAGATGCGAAGCAATTGATAGCCACTTTTGGATTTCAGGATTCTGATTCAACTCGTAATCCTCGGCAACGAACTCAAACCACTTCTCGCCAACCGGCATGAGATACGAGAATATCCCCGAAGTCGTCTTATAACTGCTCAAAATGGCCGTCGAATCATATATTTTATAACTATAATTAGGCGTAGTCTCAGCATTACGAACCTGGTCTTGAGCGGCGGGCCATGCGTATTTGCCCGCCGCCTGTCGAATCCTATCCGTGCGCCTCTTGAGCGTCGTAGCAGTTTCATATCGACTTAATAGCAATTCAATCTTTTCTTTGGTCATTTTGCCTATTCGCCTAAACGCCTTTTTAAGGCCATGTTTATTGCAGATTCTATCCCGCTTAGCCGCGTACTCGCCGAACCACCAGCTTGGAGCTTCTTCCGCTCCCGACGCCGAGCTTCGGCGGCATCTTCTTCAACTACGCTAACTTCGGAAACCACCGGAGCCTGAATCGGCACCTTCTGCTTTTTCGGACTCGTAAATATGCCAGACATCTACATTCTCCTTATGCCCCTAACGGATCAACTAACGAATACGCCTGTGCAATAGCAACCCAATCAACTTCAATACTGGCTGTATCGCCATGACCTAACATTAGGCCAATATAAAAAGCCATTTCTTCGTCGTCGGGGAAATCCGCCGTCGCTATCGCAACGCCTGTACCCCTTGCCCCGTTTTGGTAGAAATAACAAGTAGTGCCGTCGCAATACATTCCTATCTTTGTGAATGTATCCGCAGCTACGGTAGCAGCGGCGGCGGCAACAGTAACCGGAGAACTGGAACCAGATTCCGTATTGTAAACCGATGCAATACCGGTAGTACCCGCGAAAGTTTTCTGAAAACCAACATAGTCCTTATCCGCCATTGCATCAGACGCAGTAATTAGTGTCGTAGTGGCGACCAAACCTTCTTCGGCAAATCCGAAAAAGGCATTGAACTTATTAGTCGTTGTATTGAGAATCGAAACTCTCGCTTCCATCCATAACCGCGTAGCGGACGACATCTTAAACGGCCCGGCACTCTGAGCAGTTTTCGGATACGCAATTATCGCATCCTCATTATCAGTCGTACTCTCAAGATGCACTACGCCCTGATAATTCGTGGCAAGAGTAGTAATCGCAGTGCCAGAAGTAGCCGCCGTACAGCCCGTCCACACACCCGTAGTACCCAAAGCAGATACCGCCGCCGTGTCTTTGTTGTTAGCCACTACAATACCACCGCCAGTAAAATCGTCCAAAAAAAACGTGCCATACGCCGGATTAGCTTTGAGTAACTCCACCGGACAAGTATTCCACAAACCGGGACTCAAACCCCTATCCGTATTTGACGCCGCCACAGGATTCTTTATACTGCCCTGCTTAATAGTTTTACTCTCAAACCTGTCCCCTTTACTTGCATAAATAGCCATAATAGGCTCCTTTCTAACCTCTGCCCTTACGGGCAAGGCGTAATTGCCCTACTCTATCGGGCCTTCAATTTGAACAGTTCACTATGAACCGCTTTTCTTGCCTCTAAAAATTCTGTCATATTCGCTATCATATTTCGCCTTGTCCGTAGGCCACTTCTGACTCTCAGACCTCGGCGGAGACTTTCCGGGAGGCTTCTGCCTATCCTTCTGTGCGTAAAACTTGTCACGCAGCATCGACATTGACTTCACTTTCCTTCTTAGCTTTTATGTCAGCCAGAACATCAACCTTCGTTCGGTGGAAAAGCGGTATGCCCAACCGCTTAGCCTCCAAACGCCAGTCGTAAGGCTGCTTAACCTCTACCACCGTCTCGACATTGGGCGTGGCCGTAGATAATGCCCGAAGATGTTCGTCCGTTTCGTCCGGACGATGTAACTCATCTATTTCAGAGCCAACCTCTTTCGACTTCACCTGCTCAATGAGATAATTCTCTATCTCCTCGCGAACAATCTCGCGAACCCGCTCGTCAGTTAAGCGAACGTCAAGATAATTCCGCTTCGGCTCCTCAACAATAACCGGCTCTTTCAATACAGGGTTACACTCAAAACACTGCCAGCATTCACGCCGCTCGTCGTAAGTCGCTTCTTTACCACACTTTGGACACTTCATTTCTTACCCTTTCGTTTCAATTTAATTCCAACTAATTCCAATTATTCACGCAATGAGTAGCCCGAACCACACCCTTCGACCCACTCGGACGAGGCGACATGCGACCAGCCGCCAGTAAAAAATATAGCGTACTATGATAAAAATGATCCGCGCCCCTCTTTAACCATCTCGGCTTACTCTGACCAGTATCAGGATTCACTATCAAATCCTTCGCCGTATGTGTCATCTGCCTAATATATTCGTCCATCATCCGAGACGGACGGGGAATCCTAATCTTGTTATTTACAAAAATAGAATGAACCTTATCACACCACTCGTTACGATTGCACTTGACAATCCCAGTCTATAAATAAACCGTATAAGACTCATCCTTCTGAAACTCCCGAACGCCATGATCAAACGGGCCAGAATCTATTACGGCAACACGAACGTTCATCTTCATCGCTAAATCGTGAAGCGACTGAAGACTGTCTAACTGCATCGCACAGAATACATCGTAAATGTCTTTCGATAGTATCAACGCCCATCGCAGTCTCGCCAATAGACATCATCCGCATCGGATCCTTAGTACACCGAGATTGAACGGTTACAGTATCCAACTGACATTCAGTGTCCACCGCCGCTTCGCCAACAATAGAACGTAACGCCTCAACACGCTGACTGCCCTCAGACTCCAAAAGCCGCTTCATGTAACCCTTCAAATCAGCGCGAGGAGAAAGAAAACTGCTCGGCCACATACCACACTCCTCACGCTCAGGATATTCGGGAATCCACTCGCCGTCACAAACAAATATCTCCGCACCACAATGAGTGCACGTTCGTAACCATACCCCACCACGCCTAATAATCGCCGACTCCCACTCCCGCTCCAAACAAGTATATTTGCCGCACGACCGACATTTTATCTGCCATAAACATTGATCAGAACTCTCGTAAAATAAGTCAATACCGTAACCCGGACTGGTGGGACTGCCTAAATTGCACTCCTGACGGATAAGAGAATAATTGAGACGCTGCTTGCTCTGATCAACTAAATCCATATCGTGATGATCTACTTCGTCCCGTACAATACGATCACACTCAAAAGTCCGCAAATAAGGAGAATCCTTAATGTTCGTGCCAGCTATAATACGAGGAAGAGCACCTACAAAAATAAGCGAACCACCGTTAATTACCTTCTCATTTACATTATTTACCGTTAAATGACCCTTCATCCATAAATTCTCAGCAAACATCGGAGTGAAACGTAACTTCGAAAATCGCTCAACTAACTTCTCAGACGGCATCATATACATTACCCCTTGAGGATAACGCTTGTAAATCAAACCGTGTATCGCATCTATCTGCTCCACTAAAGTTATGCCTATCTGAGTGCCCTTCTTAATATTTGTAACACGCTTCTTAGTCTGTAAAAGACCCATCTGATAACCATGACCATGTAAAGTATAAGATAAACCGCTCTTAGTCTTCAAACCACGACGAGCAGCCCATATCAACGGATCAACAGCCATCAAACCAACAAAAGCATCTTTTACCCGTTTAACCATAATAAATCCGGGCGCAAAAAAAGCGACTGTATCAAAGGTATTGGCCCCAATACAGCCGCTTTCTTCGCCTTACGTCAACCTTAGCCCGCCAGCCTCAGTCAAACCCGCCTATCTAATTGTCAAAAACATACTCACACTTTACAGGAATCCGCAAACGCTCACGAACTCCAGGCCACCAACCAACAGGAAGATGAACCCGCCTGAAAATCGACGATAACCTAAGCCAACCCACCGTGTACCGTATCTCCTTTAATGAAGCAAGATCGTCCGGAACAGTCGGAATGTAATAAGAACTCTGATTAACTAAACTCAAAAGAACCTTGTGCAACATCCCAAATGTAAAAACGAAAAGACCATCGTGAACCTGACCACGAATTATCCGATACTCAGGAACCAAAGTAGGGTCAAATGTAATGTGCGAAAGATTAGCCTCAGTAAAACTCCAACGAGAACACGACGCCATCTCTCGTAAAATGGCCAGAGGATTTACCCGACAAATCGTGCAATCACAACCATATAAATTCATAACCCTATTCATTCAGTTAAACCCAGTACTTAGAAGTATTGTCAAGCTGAATCTTAACAGCTTTGTCACCTTCAACCCGGTAAAGACCGCCAGTAGTGGCCACAAGAACATAATCCTCAAACTTCGTCATGCCAATAATATCTTCACCAGACGAAACGCCAACAACAAAACCTTCCGAACGTAACTTCATATAACAAGAATCGCATGTGTCCGATAAAACACCACCACGCCTCGAAAAAGACGTAAGAGGAAACCAACCGCCACACTTCCAACAATAGCGTAAATCTGTATGCCTTTCCATTATACTTGCCTATATTAACATCGCTCAAATGGGTATTAGACCCAAGTAGAGTAGGTACTCATAACGCCGAGGCCCCCCCCCTTCCCTGCCCCCCACCCCCTCGCCGAAAAAGGAGTCTCTTCGCCGCCGCTAATGCTGCCCCACTCGTGGGGGATACACGCGGAACGTCCGCCTGCGCCCAGAAGGGCCTCACGCGAACTGCTCCCTTTAGCTCGTACCTGTGGCATCCCCTATGCTCCCTCCTTGACTATCCTCGACTTATAGACCTCTGCGGCTGCACGCCAGGCCTCCCGCTCGGCGTCAGTAGGCGGCTGCTCCGGGGTTAAATCCTCCACTACCCGCTTATCCGTAAAGGCCGCTATCGTGCGACCAAGCTGCTCATTACCCTTAGCGTAGGCCTGCCGGTCGTTCTCCGCCTCGGCCCAAGCCATCAGGTGCAAGGCGTTAGCCTGTATCTGCAAGGGCGTTACCCCTGTTTCCTCCATAATCTTTGCCGTTCTCTCCCTTACTGCCTCTCTCACTCTACTTCTTGCTAATACTTTACAGCCCATTACGTGGGGCTGCTTATATCCTGCGAGTCTTGCTGCTGTGCTTGCTCTTCTTTGGGCTTCACCTACATACATATCCACGAATCTATCTTCGAGGTCTGTGAGTCCATTATTTGCTTCCTTTTGTCTTTCAGTTGCTGGCATAGGTTTCTACCGCTCTCTATCCTATGGTTAGTTGTGCCATTGCGAGTTTAATTTCGGTGTCTATTTCCGCTTTTTTTTCATTTCTTTTTTCTTTTGCTGTATTTCTTCGCTCTGTAGGCTCTATAAGCTCGCTCTGCGCTTGCTCTGGTCTTATAGATGGCTCTACCTGAACCGATCTTGTACTTACTGCCGACCTTTTTTATTGGCATTGGTTCTGCTCCATTTAATCCCTTTCGGTGCCTTTACCCCTGCCTCTTCATCCTGGGCCGAACGCTTCTGATTTTATGCTCTTCGTACCACCCGCAATCACAGCGCCAAAACGTCTTTGAGTTTTCATAACCTATCAATTTGGTTTGTTTGCCGCAAATTGGACAATTCATTAAAATAGCCTCGGTTCGTTAAAATGGGGTATTTTTCTATTCAAGTGCGCGTTTTTCAAAGCCAAAAACTCATTTTTCTGCTGTTCAGTGATAATCGTGCCTTCAAGTCTACGTCTCCAACCTGGCTCATGGAGATAATCTTTAACGCCTAATACTCTTAACTGCTTACCAGACCAACTACCATTTCGGCTCATTCCATCAAACATTAATTGCTTTGTTACTGCCAACATAGGCAATACTTTCCCAGCCCAGAGTGTTGGAGGAGGAAAAGCCCAAGAATTACTTGGACTATTCTTTCCCGTCCCGTCGGAAGGTATCGGAATTTTGCTTTGGATTCTCACCATTTCTGTTCGGCGTCAAACAAGCTCGCACCAAAGTTAAGCTCACGATCTTCTGTGGTATAAGATAGGGCTAATTCCTATATCTTAAGCCTGCCGAATACAATGCTATCGGCTTCGCTGTTGGCTGTCCCAGGGCTGTTACGGGCCAACGCCGCTTATTCTATTCAATTAAAAAAGGCCAAGCAGACCGACCAAAACCGACCCGCTTAGCCCTATAAGCTGGTATATTCCGTGCTGTTCTCAGCACCTTCCCCGCTCTATATTGTGAGTCAGAGCGAAGCATTATCAGGTAGTTTATCGTTGAAACTCCAATCTGTCAAGGAAAAAATGGACTTTTTCTAAAAAAATCTTCGCTTGTAAGTCTTTGCTATTACTACACTTAGAACTTTCTTGAAAAAAAACTTTGACAAAACGGCAAAATAGACGATAATGACTTTTATGAATTCGGCTCGTTACAGCACAAATAAAATCACGCCTGGGCGCTTTGCTCTGCACACATCTTTAGCCGGATTCTACGCAGGCGGCGTCCAGGCACTTATTGAAGGGATAGTAAAATGGTAAGAGTCGAAGAAAACGCAATCAAAGCTCCGATAGGCTATAACCGCCTATACTTCCCGAACCGATGCGTAAAAGAAAAGATTGGCCAATATACAGGCCGACCAACATACATCCAGCAAGCCGAACGCCGCAAATCAGACGGGCGAATATGGGTAATAGTTAGCGAAAACCCTGGAGTCTGGCAACCGCTAAGCCGATTCACTGAATCAAGCACTCAAGAACACTATGAGGCCCATCATTGCCAATGCCGGCAACCAGACTGTGTTTGGTGCAATTAGCCCTACCGGCAGCCAGCCCGGTTCGAGGCCGGGCAAGGGCCTTAACTATAACCTTTTTAGGAGAACAAAATTATGAAGATGAATCCAAACCAAATCAAAGAATTTTTTGAGCGATTAGAAGGACCCGAAGGTTGTAATTTCAGACAAGACGATGAGGGCAAATACCATTGGGATTGTGGTGGCGGAGAAGATAAGACGAAATCGAAGAGCATATTGGCTAAAATGGGTATCAGTGAATCCCAAGCGAAAGCATTTTTGGCAACTTGCGAAACTTACGGTGCTTACTGTGACTGCGAAATCTGCCTCAATTTTTGGGTTATAAACCTTTGCGGTTGCAGCGCTTAGTTCGCATTTAGCAACTTACGTCTTACAATCCAAGAGCCGCCTTCATATAGTTCTTTTCGCTCACGCTCAGACTCTGCCGCCTGCAACTGTTCTTCTCGATCGTAATGGGCTGGCGTAAATACTCCTTCGCTGCGACCAACCAACCACGGCTTTTCTTCGTGCTTCGTACATTCCACATATATATCAGTTTTGGTCTCCCATATTTCTTTGGTCTTACTCGTACCGCCAGATTTGCGAAATCCACTCACATGAGGCTTAGCTTTGGAACTACCGCCGGCTTTATAGTATTCCTCCGCTTTTTGTACTGCCTGGTCGTAAGTATAATCTTCCAAAATCTGTGCCCAAATTCGCAACTCGTTTTCAGTCGGATTCCACTTGGGCCATAATGGCTTTAGTTCTTGATTAATAAATCCTCTTGCATTATCCAATTTCAGACTCCCAAGACCGAGTATTTAAGTAGGTTTTGAAGTGTTTCCACGCAGGCACAAATTCTTTCTTCTTCGCGAGTTCGGCCCGTTTATCCTTTTGCAGCTCAATAAGATCGTACAGAACGGAGATAATCTCTTTGTAATCGGCATGTTTCTTTCGGAAATCATTAAGTTCGGTATCCCTTCCCCGTTTATCTCCGGGATAGGCTTTTCTCGCCAGTTCAAATTCGCTCAATAACTCGTTGCTTATTCTTTCTTTTTTATTATTCTCTTCCTTCTTATTATTCTTGTTTGTGGTCGCTGGCTGGTCGTTTGCTGGTCGTTTGTTGGTCGTTTGTTGGTCGTTTTGCTGGTCGCGCATATTATTTTTTTGGTATTTTTCCCAGTTTACGATGCTAACAACGGTGAATTTGTTAGTTGTTTTGATGGTCACTCTGCTGGTCGCTTTTAGGTACTTTATTGCAGTTCGGTACTGACGGGGTGTAATCCTCAATTCTGCGCAAGCAGTGGCCCTTCCGGTAATGAAATCGCCCTTATTAAGCAAATAATCGTGGTTGTTAAACGGAAATCTAGCTGGTCGGTGATTTGCCTTCAAAAGACACCAGCACCAGACCTTCCAAAACACTGGATTGTCCCAAACTGAGCTATCCAATGACTTTCTATAAATCCGTATCCATCCGCAACGATTCGGGTTTGTCATTGCTTTTCTTAAATAAGTCATAATTCTAAAACCCCCCAAGCCCAAACCGCCCCATTAAAAAACCCGGAAGGCTGACACTGGGAAGCGTCGGCCCACCGGGATAAAACTCATTCAAATTGTATCTTCCCAGTATCATTGTATCCTAAAGAGGAGCATCCTTGCTCCGTTTAACGCCGCGTCCGTGCGGCGGTTAACGTTGAAAGTACCACATAAGCCCAAGATTGTCAAGGGAAATCTGTTCAGCCGGCCAAAAAAAATAAAGTTTTTCCCAGCTATCGTCGATATACCTGTTATGAAGCTCATTATATTGCTCATATTAGCTCTCCAGTCGCCGCCTAACGGCCTAAATCCAGTCGAGGCGACTATTATATGCCTCGCTGCGAAAAGAAACGGCGTTACCAGCGAACACGATCTGCGACTGATGTTTGCCATCAGGCGGGCCGAGAACGGACGACCCGGACGAGAGTTTGGCATTCTGCACCCACGCTGCCTCGCCCTGTGTGCCGAGCCGGGGGCTAATACGCTCGATATTCAGGCTGGCTGGTGTGCCGCTACTATCCGCAACCAGCACCGCCGCTATGAGGCCCATAACGACGGGCTGGACTTTCTTGAGAGCCTTAGCCGCCGTTATTGCCCAATAGGGGCTAAAAATGACCCGGACGGCCTTAACTCCAACTGGCTCAAGAATGTTCGTTGGTTTTTGGAGCATTAAATTTCTCCCAAAAGGTCGGGATTATCGTGGATATTGCCGATAACTTTAATATCATCCGTATGATAGTATGGGTCTGAATCCTCCAATAATCCATAAAAGAATTCAAGACTTTCCACTTCGAGCGGGGTTTTTTGAGCTGTGCCACCCATTGAGCATGTAAATATATCCCCCTCGAATATCTCTGCGCCATTCTTATCGGTCAAACCGGTGGACTGGCCTACGGTTTCGGCGATAACTTCGACAAATCCAGTACTTAGCAACTCACCCCTAAGTAAAATGTGCGGAACGCCTGCTTCGACATACCAACCTTTCACCCATCCCTGGCCATCTTTCCGTTTGCCTCTGGCTTGTTTCATTTTTCTATTTGATTTACGGAGCATTAAATTTCTCCCAACAAAAGGTCGGGATTATCATAGACAAAAGGTCGGGATTATCATAGATATTGCCTATGACTTCTATTAATATTTCACAATTAAGAAAAATCGACTCACTCTTACCGTTACCACAGTATTTCCTTCGCGGACTACCCGAAACATGCTTCATGCGAAAGCCACAATGTTCATATTGGATAACAGCCATAAGGACATCATGTCCTATCGTCACTATATCCCCCTCGAATATCTCTGCGCCATTCTTATCGGTCGAACCGATGGACTGGCCTACGGTTTCGGCGCACCCCTAAGTAAAATGTATGGAACGCCTGCTTCGACATACCAACCTTTCACCCATCCCTGGCCATCTTTCCGTTTGCCTCTGGCTTGTTTCATTTTTCTATTTGATTTACGGAGCATTAAATTTCTCCCAAAAGGTCGGGATTATCATAGATATTGCCTATGACTACTTCGGCAGCATTGGGATATTCTCCGTGGTCATAATACATATATTTAAGATGGTGCCAATTTTTACCCATCTTATATTTACGATAGAGTTCCCATCCAATATGGCCTTTGGACGACCACTGAACAACCATGTTTTTGCCGTCCATATATCGGATTATATCCCCCTCGAATATCTCTGCGCCATTCTTATCGGTCGAACCGATGGACTGGCCTACGGTTTCGGCGATAACTTCGACAAATCCAGTTCTTAGTAGCTCACCCCTAAGTAA